ATTATGGGTGGTGAACGTTATATATACACTAACACTATACGCTGTGCTGTATAGGGGGTGGTGGGGTCGCGACAAATCGTGGGCTTTTTTTGGGTGCACGTCCTAGGGTACCTAGGCCGCGCGCAGGTTATGCAAACTGTTAGGCTGAGCGGGCGAATGAGTAGCGCGATGGAAGGCCGCGACGATGTGAGCGCGGAAGTTTGACACGGGGGAAGCCTGCCGATTTTTTTGCATTTTGTTTGTAAGTTTTTGCGATCTCATTCGTTCTATAGATACAACAATGAAAGGCAAACAAAATGACCGACAACATCACAGATATAGAACCAATACTCGCAGACTTGGCAAAAGAGAAACTGATAGATCGAGTTTGCGAAACGCACAATGGCAGCGATGCTGAGCGCCGATATATCCGCGCATACCTGCGCTGCGAACTGTCAGACAATCCCGATTTTTGGCATGCATTGCGCGGAAAGATTTAGCAATCTTTTTATCCGTTTTGCTTTACGGTTGCGCAAAAATAGATTAACATTGCATTTGTGCAATGAAGCACGGAAACAAAAGGCAAACGAAATGGAATCACTCAAAGATCTGATCACGGCGCAAAAGCTTTTGAAGTTTGAAATATCACAAACAAAGAAAGCGAAGGAGTTAGCCGCCATCGAGGCCGAGATTGCAGCGCGAATGGCGCCAGCAAAAGAGCGCGCCAAAAAGATCGCGGCGCGAACTGGTCGCAACGAAGGCAAGATGCAGATTGCGGGCGAGATTGCCAAGTACAAGGTTACACTTGCACAAGTCAAAGCCCATGAGCGCACCAGCGTTCGCATCGATATGATCTAGGCATCAACGTGATGGGCATCCAATCGGGTGCCCATTGCGATGCGGCCTCGCATCAATTAGAATGTAACGACAAAGCAAAGTTAAGGAGACAAAGCAATGTCAAAATTCAGAGATCATCTAACCAATTACTTGGTTCGCCCAGAGCACGAACACACTTCAGATGACCCTACCTATGAGCTCAAAAATGGTTTTGAGTATCTGCACAAAGGTTACTGCAACATGTCCGACGCGCAGCGCGTTTTGTTCGATGTGGAGTTTGGCCCTGGTGTTCGCGAAGCTTTAATAAAGTTTGCCAACATCGAGCCCGCCGCGAATGCCGATATTGCAAACCATGTTCACGGAGATCTTCTGGAATATTCCAAAGAAGCTTAACCAAACGGGGGCTCCGGCCCCCAAATTTTTCGGATCCAAAACAAAAGGAAAACAAACCAATGGCAAATCCATTTGGAAAGACGCGCGACGTTGAAAAACCATATGCAACCTATGTTGGCTATCACGATGAGATAGGGTCAATCGAAGTGCGCATACTGAAACGATACAAGGGCTCAGTAGAGGCTGAGAAAAAAAATCAGCACTCGAGATGGTTCACCGCAGCCAAATCGGATGCGACATTCGGAAGCTGGGAATACGGTGATCAATACGCCGGGATGATTCAGTCCTGCTATCGGCTGCTCGATGCCGAGCCCGAATGGCTCGCGCAGTATCCCAAAGCGAAGCCTGCATAAATAACCTGGGGGCTACGGCCCCCATTCTCCCCACAACAAAAGGCAAACAAATGGCCAGAGTAATAATCGAATTAGAATTCGAAGCCGATGATGTCACGGAAGCCGACGTTATTAACTATGTGAATGAGTTAATAGAAAACGATTGCTTGGCATTCGAGATTATCGAAGCAAGTGAAGAATGGCGATACAGTGGTGTCGTCACTATGTGAAACGATGGGGGCTGCGGCCCCCTTTTTTTTCAGATCAACACTGGGCGCCCGGAGCCAGGCCGCAGGCAAAATATATATAGATGCCTCGAGGCCGCAAGCCTGGCAGGCCGCAGGCATTGCGAGCAAACATATATAAAACGCACAAGGCCGCAAGCATGGCGGGCCGCAAGATGGGCTCATGACGGGCTCGCGGCATATGCCAGGCGCTAAAAAAGTGTGCAAATGACTGGCAAAATTGTTAAAATCTAGCGACCGGCGAAGCAATGAGTCGGCAACAAAAGGACACAAAAGGATGGTTAAGAAACTATTGGATACCGCCAAGGTGAGCGGTAACACGAAGGTCGCGAAGACCGGCAAAAAAGGCATGCCATTTGGTGGCAATGTACGGATGGCGCAGCTATCTATGATGCCAGACAATAAGCTTTGTCCTGGCAGTAAGGCGGCGGGCTGCATGGATTTATGCCTGAAGGATGCGGGCCTAGCCGCAGTCTACCGCAGCGTGAACCAAGCGCGGCAAGCGCGCACGGATTACTGGCACAAAGACCGCGAAGGCTTTCTGTCACAGCTGCGGCGCGAGCTCACTAACTTTGCCAAGCTTTGCGACAAGCAAGGCGTGAAAGGCGTTGTCCGTCTTAACGTGCTATCGGACATTGCATGGGAGGAGCACAACATACCGCAGGATTTCCCGGACCTTTACTTTTACGATTACACGAAACGCGCCAAGCGACTCGGCAAAAACAAGACGCCCGCCAACTATGATCTGATGTTCTCATACAGCGCGCGCCACCAGTATCGAAAGCAGGTACTGCAGGCAGTGTGCCATGACAACCCGATAGCCGTAGTATTCAAAAGCAAGATGCCCGACACATTCCTAGGGCGCGAAGTTATCGATGGCGACCAGTCAGATCTAACCAACGTCTACGCTGGCAAAGTGATCATCGGACTCAAAGCCAAAGGTCCGGCAAAGCATGACACCAGCGGATTCGTGGTCGATGCCAACGTAATCCCATCATTCACAGTAGCGTAGGGGCGGACATGAAAATCACAACACAAAACGAACTAGCCGCGCTCATTCTGGGCGTGCGCCTAGGTAGCGAGCACATGCTGAACTTCTATGATGGCAACGATTACGTTGGTAATAGACACATCGAAGTTTCAGATGACGGCTGTGAGGGACGGCGCGTTAGTTTAAATACTATCAACGGCGAGTTGCACGCTGGATTTTGCGCCAACGAAGACCAAGAGGAAGAGCTCAACGAAGTAATACGCAAAGCCCAAGAGCAGGCCGAGCAAATCCACAAGAGCCTGGAGGCGGGCAAGCAATGAAAACCTACATAGTCACGGTGGACATCAAAGAAAGCCACACCTACGAAGTCAAAGCCAGCAGCAGGGAAGAGGCATACGAAAAAATCGATGGCGCAGAACTGTACGAGCCAATCAATCCAGTAGATTCAGATACTGGCAAGCCGATATCTGGCGTTGAGTACGGCGATTGCGAAGTCTACGAAAAATCAGTCTCTGACTACATTCGAGAAGTGGAGGAGGGGGAGTAATCCCCCAGCCCTCCGAGCCCGCCGCAGGCATGAATATTCTACAAGGGCCGCAAGCCGCAAGCTTGTCCGCCGTGATCCGCGGATCGCCACAGGCCGCAAGCCGCAAGCATATATATTCGATCAAGGCCGCAAGCCCGCAAGCATGCGCAAAAAAATCGCAAAAGGCCGCAAGCTCTCAGGCGCACGCACGGCCCCGTACAAGGCCGCAAGGCCGCAAGCCTGCCTCAACCCCTAGGAGGGCGGGAAAACCCCTCAAATCGAACTATAGATCCCTTGTGGGAGGGGTGGGGTGCAACTAACCCCCACAAATCCCCACGATTTGGATACTTTTTGTCGGCACTCATAATTCTCTATTGACATAGAACACTAAAGCATTATTATCGAACGCGCATAGCAAACAAAAGGAGTAAGCATATGCCTAGCAACAACAAACCATTTCAGCCCAAAGACCTTGACCCTACGCTTGCAGCGATGGGGCCACGCTCTGCCATGGAACTCAAGAACCTCAGTCACAACGTGACCTTCTCTGAGGAGACGCACTGCTTTAGGGCCACGGTGTACCTGAACGGCAAGCGCATGTTCTGTGCGGATAACCGTGGTCGTGGTGGGTCAAACGACTACTATCCACTGAGCCATGGCGGCTTAGATCACCACTTGCTTGAAAAGGGCAGAGAAGAATTTGACGAAGCCATGTCTCTCGCCCGTGAAGAAGCCAAGCGATACACGCTCAAGAAGATTGAGTTAGGCGAAGACCTGCAGTGGGCGATAGATGCATTCGGTGATGGCAAGAGTGACGAGCTAATCGATTGGTTGATCACGGATCTGATCAACGAACAACTGACGCTGAAAGAGATGCGTAAAGTCATGAAGAAGAAAGTCATAGTCTATGACCCCAAGAGCAACGACATATTGGAACTTGGGAAAGACAAGCCTACCGATGAAGTCTTGGGAAAGTATAAGAATCACTTCGCCACAAGAAGCGAGATAAAGAACGCCAAAGATTGGGTATGGCTCAACACGATCCCAGAGGCAGAAGCCTACAAATATTGGAGGACTGCATCATGAGCGAAAATATCTTCTTCGCCTGCGATGAGTGCGGCACGATGACTGCTGAGCACATGATTGGAAAAGTTCCAACCAACGCAGGCACGCTCAACTGCTGCCCCATGTGCTACAGCGAGTGCTACGAAGACCCTCGCGGTGTTCCGACTGAGTACACCATCAACTACCTTGAGGTGATCAAGCACGAAGTGAAGGTCACGGCCATGAGCCGTGCCCAAGCGGAGCGCATTACGTTGTCTGGCGACAAAGAGTTTGCTTTACGCACAACCCGACTGCCTCAGACCATTGGCAAATCAATAGTTAAGGAGACTTATGATGTTAAATCTTAGAATTCGTTTTGTAGATACCAGAGAGGACTTAGTTGTTCCATGCCCAATGAACTGCCTGATCAGCGGCAACTACTGGCGCATGTTCCAGTATCTATCCGAGTTGTTACGCACCAGATGCATCCATGAGGATGAGATTTTAGAGGTGATGGCGACTGAACTTCCGCTCACTGAGGTCGCATAGCCATGGAAGATCTAATTTCATCAACAGACCCCTACGAAAAAGAGACTCGTGGGGGCATGAGGGACAACTCATCCACCATGTATCAGCACAAAGTTGAGCGTGAGTTCACATGCTTGTGGTGTGGTGTGAAGTTCATAAGCATGCAAGCATCAGCCAAGTACTGCTGTCAGGCTCATCGAAGCAAAGCCTTTCGTTCGGTAAATCGGATTGGTAAGCCAAAGCGGATCACTCAACTGAGGCGTAGAGGCAAAGGTTTCAGACCACCGATTGCGTTGGTTCGTTACCATGCGTCCTCATCACCTAAATCATCATCCTCATAATCCTCACCTAAATCCTCTTCATCCTCATCATCAAGGAGCTCCGCTGCGGGCTCCTCGTCTTCCGTCACATAATCCTCCTGCTCCTCAAAATCTGCATCCTCGAACTGTGCATCTTCAACATCATCGACATCATCATCAGGCACATCCTCAACATCCATGACGCTGTCATCCACCACTGCAGCGCGCAAGCCAGGAATCAACTGGTTCTTATCGAGCAGCGCGTTGAGCCTGGCTTCAACTTCTGATCGATCCATCTGATCGATTCGCCCGTGCTTGATCTCTTTCTTCTCAACCATCAGGCCCGCAAGTTTTGCTCTGCCCAACTCTGCTGTGACAGCTGCACCATACGAGCCATCCTCAACTGCCCGGTCCCTGATCATCTGCAAGTCACGCGCAACCTTCTCAAACGTAATCTCATACTTCTTCTGCTGCGCTTCTTGTAGCTCACGAATCTTCATCTGCAAGTTCATGTATCTGGGATCATGCAAAAGCACATACGCAATCTGTCTTGGGTTTGAGTAGCCTGCTCGATGTGCAGCTTCGGTGTTTGTCAGATCGTGATACACATAGTGCTGAATGAACGCCTGTTGCTTCTTCGTGAACGGCTTTTCTTTGTGCCTCTCAGGCAGGCTTCGCTTTGGGTTATTCAACATATCGACTGCTTGATTTTTCGCCATACTAAAATCTCTTCTATGCGCCTTTTAAAATCTCTTCTATGCGCCCTTGCTTCTCATCCTACAAAAAATTTTTTTTCTTTTCTTCCCCCTTCCTCAAAGAGGGGAGATCGGGTTATCCCGAAGGGGAGATATTTTATATATCTCTCCCCCTCTTTAGAGGTGCACCTATGCACCTATGCACCTACCTTTATAAATCAATAACTTACGAGCC